CTGGTTAATGAATGGACACGAAAATTACTACCCGATGTAAAACTGATAGGATATGATGAAGATATTCCGACCGTATGGAAACCTCAAAAGGATATTCCTGCGGTGTACTGGCGAAAATCAAAGGTAGGTAATTGTGAACGAATACCTAGCATGTATGCAGGTGATTGGTACACAGCTGTAATGAACGCTCATATCTTTACAGAAGATATAGCTGTTTCTAATGCTATTGCGAGTATGATGTGTACTAAGCTAAATCAAAAAAAGGTATTACAATTTCCTGATGGAACATGGATGCGTGTTGATAATAACAATCAACTTCAGCCTGGAACTGATGAATTAAGAGTCGGTCAATTATCTGTTGAAGGTGATTATTGCGTATTGCGCAAAGAGCCTGATTCAGAATTATTGAAACATATTAAAATAAATGATTAAGAACGTCTTATTTAAAGGCGTTCTTTTTTGTATAAGGAGGTAATCTTATGGCAACCAAAACTGTAAAAGATGAAAAAACAGCAGATGTGCCAGCTGAAAAGAACTCTGCAAAGGTAAAAACATCATCTGTATCAAGATATACCGTTGATGAATTATCAAAGGCAGAAAATGAATTTAATGCGAATAATGTTATTATTCGTACAGCGCTTTCAAGGGCAGACAAGGATTTATTTACTTTGGAAGAAGCTAAAGAAATTGTATCAAAATTTAAAAACAAGGAGGTAAAATAAGCATGGGATATGTTTATGAAGACGGTAAGGAGTACCCTCGTGCCGGTGTTTACAGACGTTCAAGTAACGGTAATGTAAATAATACTGTAGCGTCCGCTTTAGACGGTATAGGTGTGTTGCCTATTAAATCTGATTGGGGACCGCTGAATGAAGTCACTATTCATGAAATTGGAACGTCTGATGTTACTATGAAAAATACATATGGCACAGGCGGTACAATGAGTGTGGCAGAGGCTTATATGGATGGCGGCTTAGATAAGTTGTACTTAGTTCGTTTAGGAACAGGTGGTAAGAGCGGCAAGATTGAGCTAAAGTCGAATGAAACAAAGGCAGTTACATTGACACTTAAATATCCTGGAACGCATGAATTTACTGTATCAGTACGAGATAAGTTGGGTGCAGAGAGTACAAGAGAACTTGTAATTTATGACGGTGCAAAAGAGGTTGAAACAATCACATTTGCCTCTGGTGCAGGCGAGCCTCAAGCTTTGGAAAAAGCCGTTAAAGATAGTAATTACATTTCTGCAAAGGCTGAAGACGGTGTTACAGACGCTATTACAGACGTTTCACAGCAACCGTTTGAGGGTGGCGAAAATCCCACTGTCACAACAGCCGATTATAGTACGGCATTTGAAGCATTTGAGCCGTATTACTACAACACAATCGCATTGGATACAGTCGATGCGGATGTACAAGCATTATTGATAGAGTATATCAATACCTCATTTAAAGACGGTAATCTTGCTATTGCCGTTATAGGTGATAAGGGCAGTCTAGATATAAACAAGAGAATGGAGAATGCATCTAAGATAGACAATTATCCTATTGTTTATTTTGCAAGCGATTTTATCAATTCTGACGGTGAAACTGTCAGCGGACCTGAGGCAATAGCCAAAGCGGCAGGTGTTATAGCTGCAACGCCATCAAGTAAAAGTATCGTTCGTACAGAAATGCCAGGTGCGGCAAAACTTACAGAACGACTAAAGAACAGCCAATACGAAAATGCGGTAAGAAACGGATTGTTATTACTATCTGTTAATTCAGACGGCAAGGTTGTTTTTGACAGCGGTGTTAATACACTGATTAATCCTGATGAAGAAAAACAGGATAACGGCTGGAAGAAAATCAAACGAGCAAAAGTAAGACATGAAACATTCTATCGCTTGGACTGTGAAATGGATAAATTAATCGGAAAAGTCAATGGTACAAAAGACGGTATTGCAAATGTTATCCAACGTGGTCAAGCTGTGCTTGATACCATGGCTGACGAGGGCAAGCTTATTGACCCTACATTTAAGCTCGATACAAATAAGGGTTACGGCGCCGATTATGGCTATTTCGTAGTCAATGCGGTTGACGTTGATACATTAGAGCGTATTTTCATTCATTACAAATGGAAATACAGCGAAAATTCTTAATGATTGGAGGTAAGAAAAATGGCAGCTGGAAACAACAGTACGTTAGATACAACTGAATTAATGACAGGTAAAGACGGAAAATTATTTGTCGAAGTTAATGGTGTTAATACATTCCTTGCCGAAATTAATGAGTTTAAGGTTGCAATGAATGTAAACACTGCTGAATATCAAGGTGTTGGTTCAATTTTGGTGGGAACTGTTCCGACAGGTGTAACATTTGATTTGACATACACAGAGGCGGTAATCAGAGATGATGTTATAATGGCACCGTTACTTAATGCAATACAAAATGGATACCTTCCAGTATACAATTTCCAAGGTGTTAATACTAAGCCTGATGGCAGCAGTGAGGGACGTATAGCATTTAACAATGCCGTACCAAACGGAACGATTGACCTAATGAATTTAACTCCTGGTGATGTAATCAAGAGAGCAAACTCATTTAGATTGAATTCTATTCCGAAGATGATTTCAGAAATGGCAGCAAAGCACCTTTACAACTAATTACATAAAAAATGGCTCGTTCTTGGTTTGAGAGGACGAGCCATTTTTAAGTTATAAAAATTTTTAATTTATATATGCGGAGGTAATAAAAATGGTAAATAAAGAAAATACAAATGTAACAGGTCTTGAGTCTTCAACAAATTTTGAACAGGACGAAAAAAGTCTTGTCAAGGCATTACTTGAGGCGGCAGATTATAAAACAGGCAACGAAGATAGCATAAAGAAAATATTTGTAAAAAAGCAAAGTGGTGAAACCCTATTTTCATTCAGAATAAGAGGATTATCACAAAGTGAAATACAAGCGGCGGCAAAAAAGGCAACAAAGCAAATTCCTAATCCGGCCGGACCGAAATACCCTAAGATTTCGGGTGAAAGAAGTACAACTGAATATCATAACAATCTGATTTATACGGCTACGGTAGATGAAGATAAACAGAGAATTTGGGGTAACAATGACATAAAGCAGAAATTCAATATCTTTGATGAGGCTGACTGTGTCGATATTCTGATTAATGCAGGCACAAAGTCAAAAATAGTTGAAGAAGTTCTTAAACTCAGCGGATTTGACGGTGAGGATGTCGTTGACGAAGAAGACTACATAAAAAACTGATAGAAGTCAGTCCATTAATGCGGAATTTGTATGATATTTTTGTGTATTCGGGATTTCGTACATTTCCAAATGAAATAATGCGACTGACAGAGGGTGAACAAAAAGTAGTATTTGCATTCATGGAAAAAGCCAAGAATGAACGTAAAATGCCTATTGTGCTTGGAAACTTCCCTACAAAGCAAAATAGTTGACAAATCTTCTTCTATTTGCTAAAATTATACAAAAGGGAGGTTTTTACATGAAAAAGGAAAAAATAAAAATTTTTATTATAATATCTGTAATTGTGGCTATATTAGCTACAATAGGAGTGATTGGCGTTTTTCAGTATCGTAAAATTACTTTGGAAAAATACAATACAGATATACAGGAGCAACTGACGAATTTGTCACATCTTGAGAACGAGGTGTATTTTAATCCTGATTATAAAAAAGATATTTCTGACATTGAATCAGAAAGCAAAATTGCTTTTGAGAATAAGCAACTATCAAAACTATCCGAAGTGAGAAATCAAGCGACAGATTTGTACGATAAAATATCTGCAGAGATAGATAAATATAATAAGTATTACACACTGTTGACGGAAACTGTTGAAAATTCAAACAATTTAAAGAAAAACTATTTCTCAAAGACTTATGATACTTCGAAATTGGATACTACTAAAGATAAGGCTGAAAAAGCTATATCAGAGTCAGAATATACCCAATATGAAGAGTTATATAATACGTTGTCTGAGCAAAATACCATACTTGAAACCAATATCCAAAAATCGTTATCAGAGATATATAACAAAGTCACAGATGAAGAAAACTTTGATTTTCCTTTTGCAGTAAAAGAAGCAGAAATTCCAGCTCAACTAAGCTTTAAACCACTTGTAAAACAAACAGAATCATATCCGACATGGGTTACGTCAAGGGATTCAGAAGTGTTGAATGAGCCTCCTGTTGCTTGCTTATTTATAGGTGGTTCATCAGCCGAGTATAATTATACAATAAAGCAGATACCAACTAAAGAGATAGCTGTTCAGGATGAAAATAGAGAACTTCAGAAAGTTTTAGTTAATACTCAAATAACATTTAAAGTTTTGGAAAAATTCAGTTGGGAGAATAAGGTTTCTTTAAATGAACGTCCAGCGTACTTTTTCAAAGATAAAAAGGACCAAATATATTTAGCATTAAAAGACTACGAAGGTGGAGAATATTACATATTATATCTACCTGGTCAGTAAAAAGAAAAATAATACCTAAAGAACGGTTATCAAAAATGATAGCCGTTTTTTGTATGTAAATTTGATGGAAAGGAGGACACTATGGCAAATTCAAGTATAGAAATTGAAATAGTTGCTGATTTTAAAGATAATGCCACAGGTAAAGTTAAAGCATTAAATGCCGAACTCGATAAACTCGAAAAAAGAAATGTTAATGTTGATATTACAGCAACAGACAGAGCCTCAAAAGCTATGGAAAGCATAAATGGCAAATTAAGTAAAGTTGACGGTACAAAGACTGCTACTGACGAAATCGACAAAGCTGTTGACAGAGTAAACAATATAGCTGATGGAGTATCACCAATTAAACTTAAAGCAGATACATCAGAGCTTGAAAATGCTGTTGATAAGAGTATCAATAAAATAAACACAGTTGAAAATAGTATCGGAAAAATGAGTGCAAGGGAATTGTCGGGCGCTGATTTAAGCGATGATGACTGGTTTAAAAAATATTTTAAAAATTCAGAAACAAGCACACAATCCGCAACCCAAAACGAAGCAGAATGTGCGATTGATACTGACTGGGAACATGTCGCTAAAGTAAATGGCAAAGCAACGGCTGAAATAAATAGATGGAATGAACTTGTTGATAACGCTGGAAAATTAGGCATAACAACAGAAGGTTATGGACTCTATAACATTGATGAACTTGAAACAGAAGTGCAAAAGAGTGCCAGTTTAAAAAATTTGCAAGAGTCAGCTGATGAATACGGACTTAAATATTCAAAAAATGCCAGTGAAAGTTCAATGCAAAAACTAGTAGGTGCTTATGAAGATGAACATTTTCAAAAAGATTATGTTGATAAAAATACTAAAGCTATTGAAAAAACAACTAAAATGCTTGGTGATTATGGGAACGATAACGAAAATCAAACCATAGATAGTATAAAATCATTCGGCAAAAGTATGGCAACAAGGTACTTAGGTGTTCAATCTGTGTATTCGGGGGTAACGGATGCTTTTAGTGATATTACTGACGCATATAGCAGTGGAAATCGCAATGATATGCAACGTAGTTTAACTCGTGGATTAACAAAAGGCGGTTTGATAGGAGCAGGTGCTGCAATAGGCTCATTTATTCCCGGAGTAGGAACATTATTCGGAGCTGGAGCAGGTGCATTGATTGGTCAACTATGGGGTGATGATATTGCTGACGGTATATCTGGAATTCATAAATCGGCTGAAGAATTAAGACAGGACCGACTGGATGAATTATTTGGTGATATAGCAATGTCGACAAGTGATTTGGGTAAAGTGGTTCAAAACATGGTCGGCTCATGGCAGACACAAGTATCACAAGCACATAAACAAGCATTGACAACAGGATATTCATTACAAGATACTACTAATTCGTCTTATTTTGGAGTTGTTGAAAGCGGAAGTAAACTTGATATAAAAGGAAATTTAGGGTTTAATATTCCTCAACAAGAATTCACGTCTTATGCTGATGAAGTCAACAGTTATATGGATGACATCGAAAATCAAATGAATCAAGAAATGTATAACGCATTTATGGTTAATGATGATTTGTTTGGCTATGGACAGTGGGATACAACTGCCTTAACTGACAAATGGAAGACTGCTTTTGAAACTTTTAAAAAACAGAAAAAAGAACTGAGCAAATATTTAAAGACAGCATTAAACGATAATTGGTTTTCACCGGATGAAGAAAGTCATGTTTTTAGCACTATACATAATATGCAACAGACATATTCTGAAGTTGCACCAAACACAGACCAAACAAAAGCCGATACATATTCATTTCTTGTTCAAAATGGTATGTTATCAAAAGACGCTTATGACAGTGTTATAAAAGATATTCAGTCGGAATATACAAGCGATATGTATAATTTAGCTGAAACGAGAGCAACAGCTATTGCTAATGGA